TATGTCAGCGCTTGCTTTTTTGATTGCGTTTACGCCGAATATAAAAAGATCATCACGAAAAGGCTTGAACTGAACTACATTAAAACCCGGGGTGATCTGACCAGCACCATTGGCAACTGTAAAATCTAGTGGATCACTAGGTGAAGAGTGACAAATTACAGCCCTAGAAGTTAAATCGCCGCCTAAGAAAAGGTGGTTCTCAAAAACCTCCACAATAGCAGGAGCATTAACTACTTGATCACCACCGGGACTAGAAGAGCCTCCGGTATTAGTATTGGTCAACTGATACCAGTTTGTACCATCAAAAACTGTGGCAGGATTTACCCCGTCCACAAAACAAATCTGCGACCCAGATCCAAAGTCAAATTGTGTGTGACGCAACTTAGTTACAGTCCGACTACCGGAAGTATAATTAAGTGTAATGCCGGGGGGCAGTAGAATCTTCTGCCATCCTGATAATTCTATAAATTGGTACAAAGAATATGAAGGGGAACCCACATCTTTACGGGCGGCAATAATGTAGGGATTTCCTAAGTGTTCATTTTTATAGATTGCAATCCCAAGGATTGGACCTTCTGCCAGAAGGTCTCCAACCGCTGCATTTAAGCCCCCTAGTAAAGAGTACCCTTCAATACGACGATAGCCGCCATAAAGTGACGGCTCAAAGTTTACCAGCCTAGTGGCTGCACCCGGCGCAGCTTCGGCAAGAAATAGATGATTTTCGTTTGAGTTTAAGCCGCCAGAGCAGACAACTTTAAAGCTTTGAATTTCATCAGGCATTAAAACTGAATCCTAGTATCTCGAACCGAAGTGTAATTGTTAATGTAGATGGATTGCAGGTTCTTTAGACCGGACTCAAAAGAAACATATGCAGACTGAGACGCTTGGATGTTGTCTTTGAACATGTACAGAAAATACATTGCTCCATCGACTAGGACGCTATCAAATGAAGTAGGAATGCGGCAGACATCGCTAGCGTTAGTTAGATCTGTAAAATTTTGGTAATAGCGAAAACGGATTGTGTAGGCTCTATTGGGTGCAGGTGTTACGCCAAAGCCACTACCATGGCTGGCAAAAACAAAATCAGGAACATCCCGTCCCTGTGACCCCGCTGTGTAATCTGCATCCCGGTGACGGCTGTACCATTCATCACGCTCAATAAATTGAAGGGACTTGTACCCTACTCCTAGACTATCGTTTTTTTGGATCTGGAAACTATTCCAATCAGCTATTTTGTAGTTTACGGGCCATGTATACTCAGTCTGACCAGCAACCAATGAAATTGTGTGTTCAGCGGCATTAAAAGGCCAGCTATACTCTGACTGATTAAGCCTGGCTACCGATGACTGCACTGCATCTTTAACAAGGGCGTGTACACCTCGTACCGATGGAAAATCACCTGCAACGATTTCAACTTCGTTTAAGCGTCGAAGAACCTGATTACATAAATCAATGTATGTAGTTGGCATGAATAATCCTCAGAAAAAGGTGTTGGGGGCAAGTTGCCCTGCCCCCGCTTAACCATTAGGCCAAGTTGTAGTTTGCAGTGATAAGTCCTTCTGGGCGAAGGATTTTTCGGCCATAGAGCTGTATGCCCCGGACGATGTCTGCGAAGGTTTCTGGTGAGCGGAAGCTCTCAGTTTTCGCAATTTGGTCAGCTACTGCGGCTGCGGAGTCATGGCCTGCGACCAGAACACCGAAGTTAGTTGCAGAACCTGCAGCGGCACTTGTCCCAGATCCTGTACCTTTGTAAGGAAGGTTGTTGGACTGATATACACGGAAGCCACGGATGGTGCCGGGAAGGCGACCATTGCGTACTTCTGCATCGCCACCGAAGTCAGCGTTAACCAGCTTCGCATCTTCGTCCATCAGGATCTCTTTGAAGACAGGGTCTACAACGATCCAGCGACCATCTGTGTCCACGTTAGCTGCGTCCATAAGACGAGCCATGCGGTTCAGAACAGCCAAAGGCGAAGTCAAAGCACCAGCACCGCCACCTGCAGTTACAGGAATGGAGTTAGCTGCAGTGGAACCACCGAAGGCACCTTGTGTCAGCTTGTTAGCTGCCAGCAATTCGTCTGCGCCTGCTGCTGCATTTGATTTAGTACCTGCAGCGGCTGTACGAGCAACCCATGCAGAACCGTTCCATGTGTAACCGGACATGTAGCCCAGAACGTCTTGGTCAAATGCGTCACGCAGTTTGAAACCAGCACGGTCTGTTGCGAGGTCCATGAAAGAAACGTGGGAATGGGCTTCCTCAATGTCATCTAAAGCGAACTGGAAATAAGAAGCTTGGTCGATAACCATAGTAAAATCAGCATCTTGCAAGTCTTGTGTCGCAAGCGTAGTGCCACGAGCATAAGAGTTGATTGTGATTTCGGGTTCTTTGATAATTTTGCATTATGTTCAGGCAAAGTCGCTAGTTTTTGCCCCGCTCTTTCGAGCCGCTACATGTCGCCATGCAGATCAGACTATATCACCATCCGCTAGGGATGCTCTGCGCTTCGAGCCGCTTGGCTCTACTCCATTTCTGGATAGTCGTTGAACCTTCCCGTTTAAGGGCTTGGCTGCTGATTGTCTCATAGAGATGTCCCAGCAATTCACAGAGTTCTTCGATCAGGATCACTCCTGAAAGCCGCCAAAAAATTAAACGGAGTCGCCCATGTTGGCGATTTCGCCAGCATAGTCAGTGTTAGTAATATCTTCTACTACTGAAGAGTTACGGAAAGCCTTTTGGACTTTCTTAGAATAGATAACTGGTGAAAAGTTACCGTTTGGGAGGTTTGTGTACCCACCCGCTGATGGAAAAGCCATTGTAATATCTCCTTGTGAAATGGCAGGTCGGACTAGCCGACAGACAAGACAGAAGGGAATTATTAAGTGGCAGTGTTTATGTTATGGGTGCGTACAAGATGTATCAGGCCATGATACAAAACTACGGGCCATACCACACTGGTAGACTAAAATTCTTAATTCTTCTGAAGGTAGTAACAAACTAAGAGGTAGTCTTTAAAAGAGGCTCTGGTTTGTGAGAGATCATCTAAACAATCTCGTAGCTATCTTATGTAATAAGACAGGTAGAAGTTTGCTTGATATAATAATTATAGCACGTTTAGTATTAGTAGTAAATAGCTATTACTATAACCTGCCCCTAGTAGGGACAGCCCTAGCATATAAGTATTGCTCATTTTGTCAATAGTTAATTTGCTAGGACTGCCATTTAGTTAACGTGCGCCGCCGGTCATGTCGTAGGTAAATGCACCTGCCTTCATGGCTTCAAGGATTGCCTCCTCATTAGCATCGTACTCACGATCAGACATACGAGCTACTTGGCTTTCGCTAAACTTAGCTTTTCCCGTAGCCGCTGGTGTTGCAGAGGTTGATCGACCTACTGCCTGTGCTGCCGACTTCTTTGAGGAAGTCTTACGCTTACCGGTGTCTGCCTTGTACAAGTCGATTGCACGGGCTGCGGCCATGGCATCTGTGTTGTTCTTATACAGAGCATCATTGATGTACAGTGGCTGCATGGCTACCCATTCGTGGAAGGCCGGGTCTTGCCTGATGTCATTAAAGTCAGGATGCAGCTTCATTAGCTGTTGCTCTGCTTCTTTTTTGGTGAGCTTAGTCTCCAAATCCTTCAAATGACCTAGACGCTTCTCGCCTTCTTCAAGGGCTTCATTGGCACGTTTCCGTGCAATAGTGTCTACGATCTTCGCAACATCAGGATACTTGTTCGTCCATTGCTCAATTTCCTCATCAGTCTTGGGAAATTTGATCTGGCCCTTTGCGGCGCTATCAAGCTGTGACTTCAGCTTCTCTAGCTCTTGATCCTTCTGGGACATCAACTGTTGGGTGTGACGCCGAAGGTCTCCATACCGTTTTTTAAAGGAAGCCTCTTCTGGCTCTTTGGGTTCAGAATCTACAACTACCTGTGCTTCCAATTCTTCAGAGTAAGAGGTGTCAGCCTCTAGCTCTTCTTTACGTCTATATTTGCTCATGGTTTTCCTCTGGGGGCTTCACTCTTCGGTGAAGGTGGCCCTCTAAATCACACGATGAAGGTAACCTTGGGTTTCTTCACCATGCCGTACATGGAAGTCTTTTTGGAATAATCACTGTCTTTGTAATCATCCGTTTCGTTGACTTCCGGTTCCTCTTCGGAAACCTCCACAACTGCTTCTTCTACAACTTCACCCTCTGGGGTTGCCTCTTCCTCGTAATGATACCCTGTGCCATCACAATGATCACACCCAGTTCCATCACACTTCGGACAGACTTCACCCTCTTCTTCGGCTGCTTCTTCGTCAGCCTCTTTGATAAAGCCCATGGCATCCATTGCCATAAGACCCATCTTTGCCTCTTCTTGCAGATCCATGATGTGTTTCAGGCCATGCCATTTGACTACATCTGCAGGCAGAACGTATTCGCCTTGGGATATGTTAATATCAATATCATCCCGTACCTCTTCTGCAGAGGAACCTACGGGAATAGGGTTACCGGACACAGGATCTACTGGACCCATCATGCCTCCGTGGTACATACCAAGCTCTTCCTCTTCAGAGGTGGCCTTCTGTACTGCCTCTGCACGGGTCTTCTCGTATGAAGACAGAGACCCGTCATTGTTAATATCTGCTTTGTTTTCGTCTAATTGAAATTTATTGTTTGCCATGTC